TCCACATACTCTTTTAGATGATATTCCAGAATGTGAAGTAACCATTAATTTTAAAAAATCTTTTATTTGTTTCATTGTTTATTTTGCGTTAATCCTAAAGCTGTTCCTCCAATTACAAAAGGAAGAATACTCCATTGTGTACCATTTAATGCTTTCCATACATATTTAAGATGTTCTTTATCAGTTCTAAAAGCTTCAATAAATTTAGCACAAAAACTTCCAGGTCGTTGATTATCATGCATTGTTTTTAACAAATCTAATACCTACTAATCTCCTGGATATTCTTGACCAACTTTAATTCCATATTTTGCTCCTAAATCTCTAGCATTAGCTACAGCTTCGTGTGCAAATCCTTTTGATCCAAAGTTATAGAAATCACACCCAACAAGATCAGTTAAATCAGATTTTGAATCATCAAATACTTGAGAATTTTTAAATCTTAAATATTCCAATTCTTTTCTAATATTTCCTGAAGTAGGATATGCCATACGCGAAGAATGTGCTAATTCATGTCTAATCACTTCAGTAGCAGATTTATCCATATCACTAGCTAAATATATTCTTCCTGGAGGATCTCCAGGTAAATATACTTGACCAACTGCGTTTCCATTTAAAGTATGTTTTAGAACAGGTGAAAAACCTTTTCCAATAGCTTCTGTATATTCAGGTTTTTCATATATAGGTGTATATTGTAATCCCATATTTTGTGCTTCAGTTTTATTGAATTCTGCAGCTTTAATATATTCTGGATTATTTACCCAATCAATAAATTCCTTTTTTCCAGCGGACATATCTGCTTTGTATCTAGGAATATCAAAATTATCCCAACCACCTTCATAAGGACCATTCCAATAATATGTATCACTACTATTACGAGCTGCTAAAGAAGCATTATTAAAATCTTTAACAACAGTTCTATTTAAAAATGGTTTACTTCCTATTAGCTATCCTAATTCAAAATTTTTAAATCTATCAGGAATCCAAGGTTTCCAAACTAATTGTCTATATCCATCATCGTGAACAATAGTATTTGTGAATGGTTTTAATAAACGTTCTGATACTAATTTTTTAAATCTATTAGCATCTTTAAAAGGCTATACATCCCATTCATCTTCAAGTGTTATTTCATTATAACCTTCTTTAGGAGTTATACTTGCTTTAACATTTCCTCCAGCAGTTCCAATTGCATCACTAGCAACCATTGTAGTTTTACCTGTTGCTTGACTTTGTTTATTAACTGCATTTATAAATGTTTGAACATGTTTAGGATCAATATTATTTAAATTATATGAAACAGTTCCATCAGCATTATCAACAAAATAGTAAGGTTCATGTTTAATACCCATATATCGCTTGTACGCTTCATCACGAATAGCAGCAGCAATTTTTGCATCTTCTGGAGTATCATATTTAAATTCTCCCCACCATTTAGGATCAGACATTTTTTCAATCCATTTAGGACTTACTTCTAATTGTTTACCACTAAATAAATCTTTTCCAAATCCCTTAAGTTCATTAAATTTAGATCCAGCATAAGATTGATAATAACTTCCAGGCATTACATTATTATAGAAAGCTAACCTAACTCTATTACCTATTGCAGGAACAACATTAGTTCTAAAAGCATTAGCTAATTCACCAGCACCTCCAAATGTTCCAGTTACATTCCAGAAATTAGCTCCATTATCATACCAATCTTTAGCAGATAAAGCTGTTAATCCTGTATTAACTGTATAATAAGCAGGAAGACTAGCTCCTCTTAACCACTACATTCCTGGAATAAATATCATAGCTGTTCCTGCTTTTGCAGCAATATCATTTTTAGCTGTTCTTAAATTTTGTGCAACAGCTTCTGGATGTTGTTCAGCTTGTTTATCAGATAAATCAGAATATCCTACAGATCTTAAACTTCTATTTGTATTAACAACATTGGTTACTTGTTGTTCATGTTCTGCATTTATCTATTCTTGATTGTATCTTTTAGGTTTAGTATCAGAAGTAATTTGTGCAGGTTGTTGTGGATGTTCTTTTAAATATATTTGCCTATCGACTTCTTCATCTGAAAGGTTAGGCTAATTAGTTGTTCTTCTATAATGATCTCTTTTAGCTCGTAATCTTATTTTTGCATCAACTGCACTATCTTTAGCAGAACTTTGAAAAGATTTAGTTGATGTTGATTCACTAACGAAGGGATTTGACATTTCTAAATCGAGTTAAATATTGTGATACTTTAGTCTTACCGTCGTTTCTGTCTTGTCCATTTAAGTAAGCATCTAATCCTCCTGAACCACTGAACCACATAATAGCTCGCATATCATCAACAGATAAACCTTTAGCTCTACCTCTAGCAATTACTGATGAGGTTAAATGTTTATCATTATCTCTCATTAGTTTTACTGAAGATGATAATTGTAATACAGGATTATTTAAAAAGTCTCTAGTAGAAGTACCAGCATAATGTGATATATTATGTGTTGAACCTGATTCATACATCTATGTATATCCAAATGCTTTATTACCATTATTTGCTCTAGGGTTGTAACTTGATTCTATAGAACTTAATCTAAATAGAACATTCTTATAACGATTAGCATCAGGATCAGATACTTTACTATAAGCTGATAGCCAAGATCTAGCTCCAGGACTGTAAGATGTTTTAATCTTTGTTTTTTTCTAAGTGTCTTTAGCTTTCTCTACAACATCCTCTAAATCACTTATTAATTCATCTGTAGTATCATCATCCTTAGTAGAACTACCATTAGTTTTAAAATATGATTTAAACTAACTTACAGGATTATCTTCATCATTAATTAATGGATTATCTGTATCAGATATATCTAAGTAGTTCTAGTAGTTATCTTTTCTCTTACTAAATTCTTTAGAAGGAGTTGTTAAATTGTAAGATGCTAATAAATCTTCAAACATTGTTAAATAATTTTAAAATTCCTCCGAGTTGATGTTTAAAGTGTCTAGCATTGTCAGCGAATGTAGCTCTTTTTCTTGTAATAGGATTAGAGCTATTCTTTCCTTTCTATATACAAGCACTAGTCACAGTTCCACCACAATAATCTGTAAATTTACCTTTGTTCTTTTTCTTAATGTGAATACTACCTCCTTTTTTAAATATTTTTGGAAGAAGTATATTTTTAAAACTTAATCCAGATAATACATCAGTATTTTTAATCTGAAGTGAGTTAATAGCTTCTTCAAATTGTTGTAAATTAATATTATCCATTTAAAATTAGGTTTAATCTTTAAACTATTTTGAATATTCAAATTTAATAATTATATTTGTATATTAAAAACAAAACAAGCTTAGCTATGAATTAACAACTAAATAATATTATACAATCATATAAATTACAACTAGATTTACTAAATCATAACCTATAAAAACTATGTCTAGAGATACTAAATTAAATTTACAATTATGTGCAGCTCTATTACTCGTAATAGTTGGTTGTGGATTACTTATTGCGGGATTCGTGGTTGCTCCGTTGGGTATAATTCATAGCAGTGTACTGACGGCGTTCGGTGAAGCTTGTACTTTTGGTGGAGCTTTATTCGGAGTAGATTACACATATAAATATAAGATTAGAAATTTTAGAAATAACAAAAATAGTTCTAAAGAAGAACAAAATAACAAATAATTAAAGTAATGAAAATTGATAAACAGAATGGAGCCATAGCCTTTTCTGAGGATGAACATGTTTATTGGGATGTAAATGATAATGAACGATACATATCAGTTACTACTTTAATTCATAGTTTTACGCAGGATTTTGATGCTGATTTCTGGTCAGCTTACAAAGCATTAGAAAAACTTCTTCCAAAGGAATCGTGGTCTCTTGAGAAAAAACAGTTATTGAATAAGAAAAAATTCGATAAGAACATCTTAGATATGTATGATATATCTGAAGATGCTTTTAATAAAGAACAACAAGATATATTAGATGCCTGGGAAGAAAAGAAAAATGCTGCTTGTGAGCGAGGTACAAAAATTCATTCAGAAATTGAACATTCTTTTTACAATAATCCCAAAGACATTACTTTACAAAAATTTGGAGTTGGTGGCAAGTTTGAGTGCAAAAAAGACTACACTGAACTAGATATTGAATATGGTGTATATCCAGAATACCTGATATACTACAAATGTCCTGATTCAACACTTCGATTAGCAGGACAGATTGACTTAATCATTAAATCTGGTGACGAGATTTTAATAGTAGACCACAAGACTAACGAAAAAATCGACGTTAAGTCAGGATTTGACACTCGTACTAAATCTGAAGCTAAGATGAAATATCCTTTAAACAATTTAATGGACTGTAATTTTTATCATTATACATTACAGCTTTCTACTTATGCTTGGATGCTTCAAAAAATTAATCCAGATTTTATTATTAAGGATCTTATATTAAATCATTATGATCACAATGGTAACAATACATTATATCATTGTGAATACTTAAAATCAGATGTTGAGCGTATGTTGAAATATTATAAAAAACAACTTATAATAGAACAGCAAAGAGCTGCTCGTAAACCAATAGATTATTAAGATATGGAAATAGGACAAATTATTAAAGGACATATTAATGAAGTGCTCGACCTTAACAAAGATATTAGTTAGGGTCGAGTTGCAATATGTAAAAGATGTCCTCTTTACTCAGACAGGTTAGGAGGAGTATGTAATGATAGATTATGGTTAAATGTAGAAACAGGAGATGTAAGTATTACCAAAAAGGAAGGCTACAAGAACGGATGCGGTTGCAGGCTTAACTCTAAGACACGCTTACTTAATGCTAGATGTCCTTTAGGTAAATGGTAAATGTAAATTTTAAATGTTAATGTATTATGACAAAGAAAGTAAGACTGAATTTGACTAATGAAGAGAAACTTGCACGTGATGTTGTATCTGGTGAATCATTAAGATTCAATATGGCTGAGGATAAAATTGAGAATCTTCTTAAAAAGAAAGAAGAAGATGCTTTCAATGATAAGGTCGACGAATACACAGAGCGTTTTGAAAAACATGTAAATGGATTACAAGAAGTTGCAGAGAATCTTGGTGCGGATATTGAAAAGATTGAAATCAAACCTTTATTTGCTCGCATACTTATTAAACCATTTGCACAAAATCCATTCCAGCGTATTGTACAAGATAAAAAGACTGGTATTATTACTGATCTTGGTGGTCTTGCTCCTCAATACAAAAGTATGGATAATGGTAAAATTGAAGAAATGGAACAAATGATTATTACTGGTGCTGTACAAGAAATTGGTCCAGATGTCAAGTATATAGTTCCTGGTGACATTGTAATGTATCGTAAAGAAACTGCAATGCCTGTTCCTTTCTATAAACAAGGATTCTATACAATTGCTGAGAATCAAGCTATTTGTGTAGTTAATGAAGGTCTAACTGAAAGATTTGATAAGATTAATGGAAGAGACTAATATTTATTTTAATCCTGGAGATCGTGTTACATTACGTTAGGATATTCCTAATAAACCTATAATGATTGTTGTTAAAAAGGAAACATCATTATTTAAACACGATAATAAGAAAGATCAAAAATCAGTATTAATTGGTATTAGATGTAGATGGTTTACAACAGATGGTACTTTACAAGAAGCAATTTTTTCAACAAAAGACCTTTTAATTAAATAATTATGGACGAACAAACACAACAACAAATTGTAAAATTAGTTCAAGCAGCAATGCAAGGTGATGAATAGGCAACTCAACAGATTCAACAAATTATGCAAGCTGCACAACAAGGTAATAAACAAGCACAACAATTAGCTCAGATGATTCAAGCAGTTGCACAACAATTACAAGGTGGAGGTCAGCAACAACCTACTGGTACACCATCAGCACGTCGTGGAGCTAAACTTCAATATATCAATTCTCTTCGTAATGTATGTGGAGCTGATGAACAAGTTGAATACTACAAAGCTGGTGGTAAAACTTGTCACAGATGTATCAAAGCACAAAAAGCTCGTGAAGGTGATAAAATAAAAGATCCTGTTACAGCATTTAAATGTGGTCGCAAGATTAAGAAAAATGCTTACGGAGGTGATTTTCAAAAAAAAAAACAAAGATTTAATTCCTAAAGGACAAGAAGGACTTGAAGTTGCTCAAAGAATGATTCCTGTCTGGGGTACGCTTAAAGAAGCTAAACAACTATATGATTATCCTTCATGGGAACAAGCTGGTTGGACTGCTTTATCTGCATTAGGTGATGCTAGTATGTTTGTATTACCATTAGTAGGTGGTCCAATAAAAGCAGCAGCAACTGCCGCAAAAGCAGCTAATGTTGCATCTAAAGCTGCTAAGGTTAGTAAAGTTGCTAGAGTTGCTAAAGTAGCTAAATCAGCAAAAACTGCAGCAAAAGCAGCTGGTGCTAAAGTAGCTGAGGATGTTACTACTCCTGCTTTATATGGAGTTTTAGCAAGACCTACTATTGGAACAGCTGGTCGTTTTGGGCTTGCGTCTAATGAAAATAACCTGAATACATTTGGAATGACTAAAGAGCAAGCTGATAGTCTTTATCGAGAAGAACTTCGTAGAAGATATCCTATAGAACCTAATAAATAATAAATAATTATGATACAAGATATATTCCTATATGATAATGTGACTAATAAAATTAATTTGAATCAACCCGAAATTCTTTTAGTAAAAGAATTTTCTGAACTAATGAAAGATGACAGGAATATATGTAAGGAAGATCCAACAGGAAAACATAAATTAAGAGCTTTTAGAGAATTAACATATATCTATTTAGCTATATGTTGGAAAAGTCCTTATAGTGATTATACAGAACAAGAACGACATAAAGAAGCTTTAAGAGATGCTGAATTAACTGAATCTGAATGGAATGATCCAACTTTTAGAGCAGCTTGTAGAAAATATAAAAAGATACAAGAAGAGAATCGTTCTTTGAAGCTATTAAAAGCTGCACAAAATACTACTGATAAATTTATTGATTACTTCAATAATGTTGATCCAGAAGAACGTGATGCAGTTACTAATAAGCCTATATTTAAAGTAAAAGATTTGATTGTAGAAATTAGCAATCTTTCTAAAGTACATGAAGAACTAATTGAACTAGAATCAATGGTTAAAAAAGAATTGTCAGAGCAATCTTCAATTCGTGCTGGTGCTACAGAAGGTTTCATTCCTAATATTTAATACTTATGGAAGAAATTAAAAAGAAAAGAGGTAGACCTAGAAAAAATCCATTACCTGATGAGATTCAGAATCTAGTAAATGAAGTTCAAGCTAAAGCTGAAGAACAAGTAGTAATTGAAGAACCAGTTGAACAAGAATCTTAGATTACTTCTGAATGGGATGTTCCAATCGAACAACCTATTGAATTTTTTGATGCAAGTCTTTCATATGAATTAACTGGATATAAACCAATCACTAGTACGAAAGGTTTAGATTTTGATCCAAGTTGGTTTACTCAAGCAAGAGATACTTATAATAGAACTGGATTATATACTTCATTAAAGTTTAAAAGTAAACCTTATAATGATTTCTGGACTAAAGAATACATTAAATGTAGAGATGGTTTAACTGTAAATGGATATAGAATTACAGGTGATCATTATTACTTTTTAAACTATTATCAATTAATGAATTTGAAATCTGTACAAAAAGCAGGTACAGGTCGTTTATATGACTTTCCTGACTTCTATGTTGCACAGTATCAATGGTTCCATTACTTAGATCTTTGTAAAAGATTAATGAAAGATGCTTGCTTAATGAAAGCTCGTGGAGTCGGTCAAATTAACTAAGGTCGACTATAAATTCCGCAAAATCGGTGAAGGCTAATGTGATTAATCACTATGTTAATACCGAGGTAACTCAGCTCATCGCTGAACACCGTAACGCGTAGGAGGTGAACGCTAAAGAGAGTAATAAATTAAATTTATTGAGGATAATTATCCCGCATATACAAATCATACATCTAAACGTAGAATACGACATGATTTTTTCAAAAACATATCTACAGAACTTCAAGCATATCTTTTAGGATTTTATGCTGCTGACGGATCTTCTGATGAAAAAAGAAAAACACTTAGAATTTGTTTACAAGAAGGAGATTCAGAAATAGTATATTTATTCAAAGATATAATTAGTCCTGATGCCAGATTATACGAAATTGCTCCTAAAGTTGTTACTGGTAGAAACGGAATGAAAGTTCAAGGTCACGGTGCATTTGGAGTAGATATAGCTAGTACTATTTTAGTACAAGATCTTGTAAATATTGGATATGGATATGATAAAAGTCACAAAGAATTACATCTTCCCAAATTACCTGGTGAATTAATTAGACACTTCATTAGAGGTTACTTTGATGGAGATGGGTGTATTACAGGATGGTTATCAATTGAAAAAGGAAAATCAGATAGGTTTAGATTTAAGTTTGATATATGTGGCAAGACAGAATCATTACTTAATGAAATTAAAGAGTTCTTTAATAAACATAATATAAAGATAAATATTAATTATTTAAAAAGAGATGATATGTATAGAATAACAACATCAGCAAAAACTGAAGTTAAAAAAATATATTATTTACTTTATAATGATTCAAATTTTTATTTATCTAGAAAATTTAATAAGTTTAATTATTATGTTAATACCGAGGTAACTCAGCTCATCGCTGAACACCGTAACGCGTAGGAGGTGAACGCTAAAGAGAGTAATAATCCTCCCAAGAGTGTGGAACATTCTAATTAGAATGAAAATGTACGCTGAACTTATAGGAAACTATAAGAACTAAAGGATAAAAAGCCTTTAGGATAACAAAATTGTTTAGTGAGATTATGGCATCTTTATCTGCTTGTGAATATAATTGCTTTAGAAACTCTATTACTTTAATTGCTGCACATAAGGAACAATATGTTAAAAAGACTCTTAGTAAAGTTTGGACAGCATTAACTTTTACTGATGATCATACCCAAGGCGGTATGTTAAAACTTAGACAAGCTAAAGATACTGAGATGCTGCGTAAAGCATCTTATTATAAAGTTGTCAATGGACAAAAAATTGAAGAAGGTTGGTTATCTAGTATTCAAGGTATCATAGCTGATAATCCAAATAAGATACGTGGTGATCGTACAGACTTGTTAGTTTATGAGGAAGCTGGATCTTGGCCCAATTTACTAAAAGCATGGATTACTGGCGATCCTCTTGTAGAAATTCAAGGTAAAAAGTTTGGTATAAAGCTAGCTGGTGGTACTGGTGGTGATGCTGGTGTAGGACTTGAAGGTCTTAGGTCTTTATACTACAATCCAGATGCTTATAATATATTACCATTCAGACACAAGTTTAATGATACTGGAGAATATGTATTTACTGGATATTTTATTCCTGCATTTACAGTTATTAATAAAGATGGATTTATTGATAATAGAGGATTTACAGATCCAGTAAAAGGTAAAGCATATTATGAATCTATTAGAGCTAAGAAAGCAAATGATCCTAAAGGATTAGTTAACTACTGTGCTGAATATTGTTTTACAGCAGAAGAAGCATTTGCACTTGAAGGTGATAATGACTTCAACAAAGTTCTTATTACTGAACAACTAGTAAAAATTAGAGCTTTAAAACAAGCTCCTAAAATAGAATCAGGATATTTAGAATATGCTTTTAAAGATAGCAAACAATCTGAAGAAAACATAAACGGATTCAGATGGATTCCAAATAATTCTGGTAAAATCAGAATACTAGAACATCCTTTATGGACACTACCTCCTGTAAAGGATGAAAATGGTAAAGTTACTTGGGCACCACCTGAAGAAAAAATTAGAAATTTATATGTGATTGGTATTGACGGTATTGATATTGGTTCTGCACAAACTTCTGAAAATACCAGAGATCCGTCAGATTTCTGTTTAGTAGTTAAGAAACGTGTTTATGGTTTAAGTGAACCTCAATACGTAGCTATTTATAAAGATAGACCTAGTGATATTCGTGAAGCTTATAAAATTGCTGTAAGACTTGCACAATACTATAATGCTGTAATTAACATAGAAGCTACTAGACAGAGTATTATTCCATGGGCACGTGAAAAGAAGCTATTAAGACTTTTTATGAAACGTCCTAGAGCTACATTATCTGATTCTATTAAGAATACAAATAAACAATATGGTACACCAGCAACTCCTCAAATTATTTCACATCAAAATGCTTTGATTGCTGATTATATTAATGACTACTGTCATAATATATGGTTTGAAGATATGTTAATGGAATTTAGTACATATAACTTGGAGAATAAACGTAAGTTCGATATTGTTGCATCTGTTGCAATGGCTGAACTTGCTGATGAAGAACTTCAAGGTGTTGTACCTAAACAAGTACAAATTGTTACAGAATCAGATGGAGATATTGGTTGTTATTACGATGAACATGGTAATAAACACTGGGGTGTTATTCCTAAACGTAATCAACAACAATTTAACTATAACAATAACTTTGGATAGAATAATGTCGATTTAGGATATAGAACAAGCAACCCGAGATTATATTAGGACTTTCTTTAAGCTTGAATATACAGGTAAACTTGTAGTCAATGCTTTAAAACCAAAAGGTTATGAAGTAATAATGTATCCTCAAGGTCAATATGTTCCAATGGTTTTTTATGCTGAGTTAGATGATGATAAATTTTTAAAGTATTTAAGAGAAGAAATAAGAATTAGAAATTATCATCTAGCCCAGTATGGAGAACTAAATAAGAGAGAACGATGTTATCCAATAACTAAACCTTGTAGTTGTAATGACAAATGATGAATTAATTGAAAAAGCTGACAAGACTGTTGCCGAGTTAGTTTATCCAAAATATAGATTGTAGAAAGCATACAACTACTATAATGGAATAAGAGATAAAGATTAGTTCAAGTATCTTGAAGAAATGTTTGGAACAAGTATGCCTACTACTATTGAGTTCACTCCTTTAGTTAGAAAGCATATTGATGCTTTGATTGGTGAATATCTTACTATGCCGATTATTCCAAAAGTTTCATGCAAAGATAGTGATACTATTACTAATATTTATAGATAGAAACAATTAAAAATCTATACTGAATTAACCAAATACTTAAAAAATCATCTTTAGAATTTCATACTAAGTATATAGCAAGGTAAGTTTACTAATGATGGTCAAGTCGAAAGTGAATTAAAAAGGATTAAGGATGATATAGATAACACATTTATATCTGATTATGAAATTGCATCACAAGATGTTTTAACATATGTAATGCAATCAAGAGATACAGATATAATGACAGTATTAAGACAATTGCTTTTAGATGTATTAATTACAGGCTATTGTTTTTATAGAGTAGAACCTACTCTTGAAGATAATGACATTAAGATAAAAGCATTAAATCCTCTTAATACATTTATTGATAGAAATGTAGAATCTCCTTATGTAAAAGATTCACAAAGATGTGTTGTTCGTACTTGGATGTCTAAAGCTGAAATATTTAGTAAATATGGAAAAGAGATGTCTAAAGCAGACCGAGATATCTTGGATGAAAAATGGGAAACTATTTATGAAAATTCTATGCAATACGTTAGAATCATGAATAATTCTTGTAAGGAGTATGCTACAGATGGTTTATTAGCTGATATTGAAGTAACTCCAGGTTATCCTTCAGGTAGAGTTGAAGAATTTACTTTGATTCCAGTTTATGAAATTGAATGGATTGAAACAGATAAAAACTTTACAATGCAACGATATGAAGTTATTCGTATTGGTGAAGAGATTTATATCTGTCGAGGTAAAAATGACAAAGTAATCCGTTCAGTATCTAATCCTAGACATTGTACAATTTCAGTTAATGGAGTTTATTTCTTAAATCGTAATGCTCAACCTTACTCTTTAATGTTAGCTTGTGCACACTTGCAAGATCGTTATGACCTGCTTAACTTCTATAGAGATAACATTATAGCTAATAGTGGTACTGTAGGTGATTGGATTGATGAGACATTAATTCCTTCACATTTAGGTGCATCAATGCCTGAACGTATTACTAAATGGATCTCTATGAAGAAACAAGGAGTTGGATTGTTAAATTCTGCAGAAGAAGGTAGAATTTCTCAAGGTACAGCTCCACTTAATACCATCTTTAATGGTTATGATGATACTGTAAAAGCTCAAGCTATTCAAGCAATTCAATTAGCAATTGATTCTATTGAACAAACTACTTCATCAATTACTGGTGTATTTAGAGAGCGTTTAAATGGAATTGAACAACGTGATGCTGTTACTAACATTAAACAAGGTGTGACTAACTCGTTTATTGTTACTAAATAGTATAATCATCAAATGGATTTAGTAGTAAATGAAATGCTATTAGATTGTTTGAATCTTGCTAAAGTTGTTTGGAAAAAAGGTCTAAAAGGTACTATTGTTCTTGGAGATAAACTTCAAAGAGTATTTACAGCATTACCCGAATACTTTACAGTATCTGATCACGATGTCAGAATTATGACTAGTGATGAAGTAGTAAAAGATATAGAAAGTATTAAAGCTATTATTCCTGAGTTTGTAAAATCTGGAGGTCTACCACCTGATTTAATTATTGAAGCTATTACTTGTAAGAGTTTACCTGAACTCAAATATAAAATTAAGAAAGCAATGGCTCAATAGAAACAAGAAAATAACTAGATTCAGCAACTTAGCTAGAAGTTACAAGAAATGCAACAAGAGTTACAACAAGCTAATCAAGAACTTCAAAAAGCTAATCAAAAGGTTGAACAACTCAATCAAGAAAAACTTCAAATTCAGAAAGCAGAAGTTGAATATCGTAATCGTGTTGATTGGTATAAAGCTGAAACTGATAGAAGTTATAAAGAAAAGATGGCTGCTGAAGCTCAGAAGAGAACTCAAGCTGAGATTGCACAGTTGTATGATGATAATCCTTACAACGATAAAATTAGACAAATAGGATCATAATGGAATTTAGTATTGATATACATACGCATCCTGATGGCAAAATTGTTATAGAAGATTTTGCTAAAGAATATGGATAGTATTTAGATGAAGATATAGAAGATGTAGTATCATCTTATGATCTTTATAAATACAGTGAAAGTGCATCATTAAATACTATTATTAAAGTAGGAATTGATGAAGCAACTTTAATGGATGTATTGTTAAATGATCATACTACTGATATTGACTTATGTGAATTTAAAGTAGCAAAAGATGGATACTATGTTATTGACCATATAGTTCTTCCAAATCTTACTTGGTACAACAATGCTTCTGACGATTACAAATAGTATTATGATACTATTTATATAATTAATGAAGGTAAGATTTATAAAGAGCTAAAAGGTGAATTAGTAGAATGTACTGTAAAAGAAGTTCTTGAGAGAAATAATGAAGGAACAACTATTAAGAAATGTAAAGTAAATGTATTCTTTACTGGTAACTTACAACAATGCTACATTAACTATTGTAAGAAATTGTTCAATTCACAATTGAATAAATGTAATTCAATAAGTAATGAAGATACATATGCAAGAGACTTTATCTGGATGACTTTAAATGTTATTGAATATTTAATTGATTTTGGATAGTTTATGGAAGCTGAAAGAATACTAAATACATTTACTGCTTGTAATGGTTTCTGTTCTGGAAATAATACTAAACTTTAGTCTGGTTGTGGCTGTGGATGCTCTAAAACATAAAGTAATAAAACGCTATAAGGAGTTTTTGAAAGAAGCCCAAAAAGGTTATCAAACAGACTATAAAGATATTCTTGATATGATTTGTTTCATAAAACTTCCTTTATAGTTAGACAATCACGAATTTATTAAATAGTAGCTATTAAATTTAAACGATGTAGACTATTTACACTTCAGTAAATAATGCTGATTTAAAACCATGTGGAAAGAAAGGATAGATTCATAAAGAAGCTCCTATTCCACTTATTAAATCTAATTATTTAGGCGAATACAGGACTGCACTTGAAAAGGCAAAAGTCAGAAAGAATTTAGGTATTGCCGATGAAAATGTCCTATAGTGGGGTAGCATCGAAGGTACTATTGAGAATTAGAAAGATCTTATAAATTACGTCAAGAGTACGTAGAATTATACTTCTGGTATCTCTCCTAATATATAGACAGTTACTGATGCATTAGATTATGCTCTAATGTACTTAGCTAACTTTAAATCAGAATCAGATACTATTGAAGTAATTCAGAATACTATTACTGAAATCCAATCTGATATTTCATCTTTAAAAGATGAAGATACTTTAGTAGAAAGTAAAATATCAGATATTAATAATAAGATTGAAGAAATTAATCA